TCAGCAACTTATATTGCTCAACCGCCAGAGTGGGCTAAGTGGGAAAAGGCAACTGGACACACTATTACCAAGGCTCAAGAAAATATAGGAATCTGGGACTTAATGTTCTTGGCCTATAACGCTTATAAGCGCGAGAACGCTGGTAAGCAAGTAAAGAGCTTTGAAATATGGATGGAAACAGTTGCCGACATTAAGACAGGCAACGATGACCCAAAAGCCATCAGCCCGACAGCGTAAGGCGGCTATTAGTAATAGTTGCTCTTAAGACTGGTATCCCAATTCAATATTGGGATGATTGGGACGATGTAGCAACGGCAGTCGAGCTGATAAAGGAGATGGATAGCAATGGCTGAAGAAGTGGCAGCATTTGACCGGACAGAGCTTCGGCAAGTGTATAAAGCCTTCTCCTTGCTAGGCGATGAAGCCAAAGCCGAGGCTCGTCAGACTTCTAATAATCTTGCTACTTATCTTCAGCAACAAATTGCTGCCAAAGCTTCTACTCGCGTTAAAGGCCAGCAAGCCATTAACCGAATAGTTAGCGGATCTAAAGTATCTAAGACCAGCACAACTGGCGAAATCAAGTATGGCTTTGCTAGTCAAAGATTTAGCGGTGGAGCTAATACTCAAATGCTTTGGGCTGGCTTTGAATTTGGTTCTAATAAGTTTAAGCAATTCCCTGCCTACTCTGGCAGACAAGGGCGCGGCTCTCGCGGATGGTTCATTTATCCAACGCTACGCCAAGAGCAGAAGAATATTGTGGCACAATGGACTAGAGCATTTAACAAGATATTAGATAAGTGGGGCATAGGTGGCATCTGATTCAAGAGCCTTAACGCTCAAGCTTCTAGCAGATACAGCTGACTTTCAAAAGAAGTTACAAAATGGCTCTAAAGATATTGATGATATTGGCGAGCGCGCTAAAGAATTTGGCAAGAAGGCAGCTATTGCCTTTGCCGCTGCTGGCGCAGCCGTTGGCGCATTTGCCCTTAGCGCAGTTAAGGCAGCAGCCGAAGATGAAGCAGCGCAACTAAAATTAGCCGAGACTATACGCAGCACAACTAAAGCGACAGATGATCAAATCAAAGGCGTTGAAAGATACATAACTCAGACTTCTATCGCTGCTGGCATTACTGATGACGAGTTGCGTCCAGCTTTTAGCCGATTAGTTCGCTCGACCAATGATGTTGAAGATGCTCAAAAACTACTAAATTTAGCATTAGATTTAAGCGCAGCAACAGGCAAGCCGCTTGAATCCGTTACCAATGCGCTAGGCCGAGCTTATGATGGCAACACCACAGCTCTTGGCAAATTAGGTCTAGGCATTGATGCAGCTGATCTCAAGTCGCAAGATTTTGATACAACCTTTCAGCAACTTACCAATACCTTTGGCAACTTCTCTGAGAATCAAGCGCAAAGCACACAAAAGCAAATGGAGCGCGTCAAGATTGCTCTTGATGAAGCCAAGGAATCTATTGGCGCAGCTTTGTTGCCAGTTATGCAGGATTTAACGGCTTTCCTATTAGAAAAATTTATACCAGCACTTGAAGCGTTCATAAGTGGTTTAACTGGTAGTGGAAGCCTAGATGAATCTTTAACTAAATCACAAAAAACGGCAATAGAATGGGGCAAAAAGGTAAGAGGTTTCATCGATACAATTATTGAGTTAAAAGACGAGCTAATAGCATTAGGCACAATATTAACGACCATATTCGTTGCTACTAAAATCATTGCTGGCATACAAGCGTTTATTGGTGCTATTGGACTATTGACTGCCGCATTTGGTAGGCAAACAGCAGCAGCGGGAGCAGCAGGAGTTGCAACGGCTTACGCAACTGGTGGCGTTTCCATAGTTGCAGCATCAGCCGCTTTAGCCTCAATTGGCGGCGCAGCTTTTCTTTATGGAAAATTAAAAGATGCTGGTGATGAAGTTAGATCGCAGAAAACAGGAGCAATCGGTAATTTTTCAATGAGCACTAGCGCGGCAACAGATAGATCATTAGCTGGGCTGACTAATGGTGTATCAACAAGCGGCGGCTTGCTTAGCGGCTCAGGTGGTGGCGGTAAAGGTGGGAATGTCGCAGTCTCAACGCCAACGCAGACCCTAATTGAGCAAGTCAGCGAAGCGAATTTTATTAAGAGAACCGCAGGGACAGGATCATTTGATGTTGGTGGCTTTAGACAAGCTGAAGAGCGCGGCAATGTCGTAATAAATGTAAATGCGCCGTCAGTTATTGATGAAGAAGGATTTAGCCGAGCAGTCCAGCTTGCCCTTAATAACAGTAGCCGCAGACTTGGCGGCGGCGGTGATCAGCTAATCTTATGACCCTTTGGAGTCCAGTCTATCGAGTTAAGGTTAATGGCTCTACAGTTACTAGCGCCACACTTAGCGGACTTACTATTACTTCTGGTCGCGATGATATTTATCAGCAGCCTTTGGCTGGGTATTGCAGCTTAACGCTGATTGAAACTGCTGAAGCATTAGTTCCCTTTGAGATTAACGATGCAGTTACTATTGAAGTTCAAAATACCAGCGCGGTGTATGTAAATTTATTTGGTGGCTTTATTACTGACTTAGGCATAACAGTCCAGACTTCTGGCTCAACTGCCACTAGCCAAAGAATTCAGATAACAGCAGTAGGAGCTCTAGCGCGACTCAATCGCGCCGTTTATATTGGCAACTTTGCTCATCAATTTGACGGCGATAGAATTTTAGAATTACTTGAGACAGTTTTATTTGACCAATGGAATGAAGTGCCAGCTGCCGAGACTTGGAACGGCTATGACCCAACTACTCAATGGCTTGATGCAGAAAATAGCGGATTAGGTGAGATAGATACTCCTGGGGATTATGAGTTGCACTCTGAAAGCGGTTTAGACGATACAGTTTATAGCCTTGCTTCTCGCTTTGCGACTAGCGGACTTGGTTATTTATATGAGGATTCTCAAGGTCGAATTGGCTATGCAGATTCAACCCATAGATCCGAATACCTAGCAGCTAACGGCTATGTCGATTTGGATGGCAATCACGCCATCGGCCCAGCTCTTTCAATAGTCAAGCGCGCTGGCGATGTCCGAAATTCAATAACTATCAGCTATGGCACTTCAGGCTCAGAAGTAACAGATGAGGATGCAGTTTCAATATCTGAATATGGCCTTCTGGCTTCTACCATATCGACCACACTTCGCAATCAAGGTGATGCTGAGGCTCAAGCAGCCTTCTATCTACTTATCCGCGCTTATCCTCAATTTGCCCTACGCCAGATAACCTTCCCACTAGCTAGCGGTGAAATCGACAATTCAGACCGAAATAATCTTCTTGGCGTATTTATGGGCCAACCGCTCAATATCGTTAATCTGCCAGCCAATATGGTCGGTGGAGAATTCCAAGGATTTGTCGAAGGATGGACTTGGACTGCCAGCCTAAATCAGCTCAACCTAACTCTAAATGTATCGCCTATCGCTTTTAGCCTTCAGGCGTTCAGATGGAACTCAGTCCCAGCAACTGAGACTTGGAATACAATAAGCCCGACTTTGGACTGGCTCAACGCTACAATAGTCGCATAAAGGAGAATAATGGCAAATACAACTAATTTTAACTGGGAGACGCCAGACGATACCGACCTCGTCAAAGATGGCGCTGCCGCTATTCGCACACTTGGCAACTCGATAGACACTTCTTTTGTCAATCTTAAGGGTGGTACAACCGGTCAGGTATTGGCAAAGGCTTCAAATACTGATCTAGATTACACTTGGACAACAGCAAGCACTCCAGCAGATAACTATGCATTAATCAATGCTGGAGGTACTGCGCTTACAGGAGCAGGAACTATTACAGTTTCAGGCATTTCCGGCAAGAACAGTTTGATGATTTGGGTTGCTGAAGCATCATCTGCAAGTGCTTCGTCTTATTTCTACATTCGTTTCAATACAGATTCAACGAGCAATTATCGTTGGGCTGGATTATCAAAACAAAACGCAACTATGCAAGAAGTACGAACAAACCCAAGTGATACAGAAATCGAATGGGCGCGCCAAGGAACAAGCGCAGCCAATGCAGTTACTGGCTTTATTAAAGTAGATGGTGCAAATGCAACAGGTACTAAGACTTTCAGCAGTACATCATCTGCTGGCGGTGGCACACCTGGAGATTCAAACGTTTTGCTTGGTACTTATGATGGAGCATCAGCCATCACATCAGTTTCAATTATTTCAACAGTTGGCAACTTTGATGCTGGCACTATCTATGTTTATGGAGCATAAAATGACATACGCAGAAAAAATCATTGATGTAACTACTGGCGAGGAAAGAATCCGACCTTACACAGCAGCTGAAATTGCTGAGGTTGAAAAGGCTATTGCCGAAGCCGAAGCACAAGCGGAAGCCGAAGCACAAAAGGCAACCGAAAAGGCTGCGCTTTTAAAGAAGTTGGGCATTACCGAAGAAGAAGCAAAACTGCTTTTAAGCTAATGGCTAAACTTTGTAAAGCCGGACAACAACTTCGGGAGCAAATAGACGATGATTATCCTGATCGCAATAGGAAGTCTGATGGCTGGATTGCTGATGCTCGCCACCTTGCAAAGGGCAATTCTGACCATATACCAGACGCAAGAGGAATCGTCAGAGCTTTAGATATTGATGCTGATTTATCAGCTCATAAAGAAGAGGCTTATGCGCTGGTTGAGAAGATTCGCAAGTTAGCCAAGAAAGGCGATAAACGAATTGCTTACATTATTTTTGATGGAAAGATTATGAGTCCGATATTGGGATGGAAGCGTAGAACTTACAAAGGCGCAAATCCTCACCGCTCGCATTTTCATATTTCATTTACAACTTTGGGAGACAAAGATGGCAGTTATTTCAACCTCGAAGGAGAAGCTAATGAGCGACCTAAAGAAAATGGCAGAGAGCTGGGCCAAAACATTTCTAGCAACAGCACTAGCGACTTATCTAGCAGTCGGCCTAGATGTAAATGCAATTGCCAATGCAGCTCTGGTATCAGTCTTGCCTAGCATCATCAACTGGCTTA